CGCTTCTCTCAACTCTCTTATGCCTGCTGAGGATCTTTCCCGAAATAAAAATTACGTCGAAGATTCCGTCGGCGAACTAGAAGTCCGCGCCGGGAAATTTCTCCCCTATCAATGGCAATTTATTTTTGATCCCGCTGAGGAAGTAGTTGTAGCCAGCGGATTCGGATCTGGCAAAAGCCACTCTGGTGTTTACAAAGGACTCATCCTCTCCAAAGTTTTCCCCGGCAATCGCGGAATTATCGGCCGCTTCCACGGATCGGACCTCGACGATTCAGTGATCCCCCTTTTCCATGAACTCTGTCCCCCTTCTTGGATACGAAAATATAACAAGCAGAAAAATATCGTAACGCTGAAGAACCACTCGCAAATCCTCTTCCGCCACATCCACGACGCCGCAGCGTCCGGCGTGAAGTCAAGAAGAGTCGGCGCCAACTTGGGCTGGTTCTTCATCGACCAATTGGAGGAGTGCCAGGAGGCTCACTGGAATACGCTGATTTCGCGGCTGAGGCTTCCCCGCGCGAAGAAGCGTTTCGGCTTCGCAACAATGAACGCGAACGGCCACGATTGGATATGGAGGAAGTTTTTTCGCGGAGTGGGTCAACTTCCTCTTGACCACCACGTTGCGATCAGGAACGAGAATCGACTGGGGATCGCTGTGAGGTCGGAGGTCAACCGGAAGTCGAGGGGAGGATTCGTCGATGACTCCTATTTCGACAACATGCGGCGGACCTATTCAACCGAGTGGATCTCCCGGTGGCTTGATTGCTCCTTCGACGACTTCAGCGGAAAAATATACAAGGAATACGACCTCGACAGCGTTCACAACATCGACTCCTTCACCATCCCCTCCTACTGGCCCCACGTAGTATCGATCGACGTTGGGGGAGACGCGCCGTGGTGCGTGCTTGACGAAGTAGTGGACGATTACTCCAATATGATCGTCACGAAGGAATTCTACAAGCCGAGCGTCAACGTAGCGGAGGTCGCTTCGTGGATCAAGAACAACACTCCCTGGAATGACCCGAAGACCATATTTGTGATCGACTGGGAGAATAAACTTGCGATGCTTGAGTTGCAGCAAGATCACGGGATTGTGTGCCGGCCGGCGATCAAAAAGGTCCATCACGGGATTCTGCGCGTCGGGGGATATCTCCACGTCGATAAAATGAACTCCTTTCCCCAATGGTATTACGACACACAGACCAGAGATAAAATTGCGCGGTTCGAGAAATTTGGCTCTCCTCGATCGTTCGTGTTCAAGGATCAGTGTCCCAATTACTGTCGCGAATACGACGCTTACGTATGGGACCCGAATAAACCGGGGAAGCCGCTCAAACAAGACGATCACGCGCCGGATAGCGATCGCTACGCGAAGACGCAGAGACCCGACGCCGCGGAGTTACCAAAAGTAGACAAGTATCGACAATTGCGTGGGATCGATCCGCAAGCCGCGAGAGAATGGGATCAGTTCGACCGGCGCTGCGAGGCGCGGAGGATGATTAATAGCGGAATGATGCTGACGGAGATGGATGGAGATGGGATGAGGGAACGGGAGGAGGATCAAGCAATGGAAGTTCTAACTGGACGAAAAGGATATGAGTTCGATGTCAGTGAGTGAGCGGCTAGAGTATGAGCGAGCGCGTGTATAATGATTTCGTATGACGACACTAGTCGCGAGATCAACTCACCCGCGCGTCGAATCCGGCCGCGAATACCCGATCTACTGGTCACTCTACCCTCTCGCGGAAGTGATGAGCACTCTGCGCGAGATCAATACCGTCGCGGCAGTGGCGTTCGAGAGATATCTCGTCGAGTTCGATACCTTCGATCTACGCGATCGTGAGGCATATCGACGAACGAGGAAGGCGCTGATGATCGTCTGCGCTACCTATCGCGATGAGTTCCCTTACTTCTGCCGCCGGATCGCGGAGGCGCTGGAGGATCTGAAGAGTGGGAAGGATAGGGTAGTGAGGGGGATATTGGAGAAGATTGCGAAATGTTGAATCTCAAGTTGATTACTCGTTCTGAATATAAGCTCCTCCTCGACCAACGCGATTCGGCGCTGAAGTTATTCACCCTTGAACGAGAACGCGCTGACCGTCTGATCGATCAAGTGATCTCCATGAGCGGGAATGAACCCGTCGGGGATGAGTATCGAAAGGAGAAGAAGATAGCCGAGGCGGAGGTGGATGCACGAGTGAAGGAGATGCAGGAAATATTCGATGATACCTCAGCGGCGGTGATCGGCGGTCGGGCGATAGACCGCGAGGACGATTCAGCGTCGGAGGATATCGTCGGAGAGATCGCTGCCGCAGTTGCCGCCCAAACGTCCGCTCGAACGTCCGCCCAAAGGTCCCCTAAAGTTGAACGTCCCCGTTAGACTCCGTTACTCTACTCAGCAGAGGTCATAGATGAATGGGTTCCTCGTCGATCAGCGCAGGTGATACAGGCGACTTCAAAGATTCAGGCGGCGGAGAAATTCAGTTCGGCAAGAACAACGCTCCCCGAGGCGAGGAGGACGCTACCTCTCCCGCTAATCCCGCTGATCCCTATAGCGATCTTAAAGCGGCATCGGAGAGGATCGATAAGCTACTCGTTATCTCCCGGTATATGCGGCCTCAGTTCGAGAGGGACTGGTTCCGCAATCTCCTGTTCTTCGCCGGCATTCAATGGATTATCGAGGATCGCGGACGCTGGCGCCCTCGTAATCTCCCCAGTTGGTTCCCGCGGTCGATGACCAATAAATTTGCCGAGAAAGTGAACGATCTTTGTTCGGCGATATTACAGAACGGGCGCGTTCCGATTAATTATCTCCCCGCCACCGAGGACTCCGAGGATAAAGCGATCGCCGAAATATCGACGACAGTTCGCGATGTCATGTATGAGGAAGCCGAGGTGGATGAGTGGGAGGAGGAGTTGTCGAGATGGATTGTCGTGTGCGGGAATGGATTTCTTCATCCCTACTACGACGAGAGTGCCGAGCACGGGACGACGAGTCTTCCAAAGCTCCAATGCCGAAATTGCGGCGCGGTTACTCCCCCGGATGAAATTGATCCTGATGCCGCGAAGGATACTCCCGACCAAGCGTGTCCGCAATGCGGCGGTGGTCCTCTCGCCCCCGCGCGCGATCAATCGGGCGAGCCGATGATGCAGCAATATCCAATCGGTCGCTATTCAACGATGTGTCTATCCCCGTTTGAAATCCATATCGATCATCGAGTGCGGAGGTGGTCAAAGCACCAGCGGTTTATCTGGATGGAATTGTGCGATGTCGATGAAGTGAGGGAGGAGTTTCCGGTCGGCGACGATCGGCGGAGCAAGATAATCGCCGATGACAGCAATACCGACTTGGGGATGTTCTACTTGGAATCAATGGCGCAGATTACTTCCTCCTATGGTCGCAGTGCATCATTGCCAGGAGGAATATCCTCGACCGCTTCTCAACGCCAGCCGAAGACGCTTAAATACCACTACTTCGAGTTGCCGAGCGAGAAGTATCCCGAGGGTCTCCACGCCGTTCGTATCGGCACAAGCGAAGAGTTGGTCACCAAATGTGAACCTCTCCCGGACAAATATGGCTCCGGCCCGCGAAAGGGTCGCCCTTTCCTTCCTCTGGTTCAATTCGGCTTCGATGTAATGCCCGGTCGTGCGTGGAATAAGACGAGGATGGATGATTTGATCGCGCTGCAAATGTTCCGCAATGTGATTGATGCCAACTTGAGAATCACTGTTCAGCGGATGGGGAACTCGATCTGGATGAATCCCAAAGGGTCGGGCGTGAGTCTGTTTACGGGGACACCGGGTCAAGTGATCGGCTACAACCCAATCTCCTTCGGTGGATCGTCGTTCGCTAAACCCGAGAGAGTTCCTCCTGATCTGTCGGGAGTTGCCGCGTTGGTCGCGCTACTGAATAAAATCGACGATGCGATGGAGCGAGTCGCAGGGACCTTCTTTTTGCAGGGAGGGGATACGCCGCCTGGAGTAACCGCGGCCTCAGCTCTCGCATATCTCGGCGAGCGTGCTCAACGAGCGATGTCCACTTTTGCTCGATCATGGGCGAAGAGCTGGAAGAAATGGGAGGAGATGGGATTAGAGATATATCGCGAACATGCGACGAATGAGCGCGTGATGAGTGTGATCGGGAAGAATAAATCGTGGGAGGTTAACAAGTTTACGAACGCTGAGTTGACGGGATCGGTGAGGATGAGTATCGACTACAACGGTCTGTTCCCGAAGAGTCAGGCGACCGAGCGCGCGACGATCGCTCAATTGGCGCAGATGCTATTCATCCAACCGGGGGATCAAGAGATGGATCGCCGCGTGCTGGAGAAATTCGGCGAGAGCGATCTCAAGCCATCGACGGATCTCGACACGCGCGAGGCAGTCAAAGAGAACGAAGCGTTCATGGACGCGGCGGATTCAGCGATCAAAGAGTTACTAGCGACGCCCAATGAAGCTCTCGGTGATCCCGCGGTTCAGCAACAAGTAATGGAACAAGCTCAAGAAAGTGTGGCTGCGACTCTCCAGTTTGTCCCACTCGTGCAGAACTCCACTATCCACATGGAGGAGCACACCAATCTATGTAAGACGGAAGAGTTCAAAGTTCTTCCTGATGCGGCTAAGCAGATCATGTACGCACATATCGAGATTCATGCGAATGACCTCCAGGCACAAGCGGCGGCGGCGGGAGCTGGCGCGCAGGCCGGGGCGGAAGCCGGATCGATGGCGGCGGGCAAGGGGAAGGCGCCGGGAGCGCCGGGAGCGGGATCAGGCAACGGAGCCGGTCCGAAAGGTCCTGATGGAACGAAGAAGATACAGAACCCGCGGCAGGTCGGTCCCCCCGATCTCTTAGGCGCTGCGATGGAACCGAAGCAACCGCAAGCGGTTGCAGGTCAGTGAACGAGGTGATCTATCGCGCGCGTGATAATCGATCTCGTCATCGTTCTAGTGATCGTTGCGATAATTGCATTCATCCTGCTTGCGCTGATAGCGTATGGAGTTAGAGTTAGCGAGGTGATCGATCATGCCGGTGTTTCTAGAAGACAAATTGAAAAGAGAGTATGGAGAGAACAGCAAGATTCCATTCGCCGTAATGAACAAAATCGGTGCGATGCACGGGAATAAGGAAACAAGTAAGGGCAGAGAGATGGAAGCGAAACATGAGAGGGATCATCCCTCGGGATTCTCCCGGCTGAAGCGGCGCGCACAATAAAGGAACGATGACGATGATGATGAAACGATTACTCTGGTTACTTCTCCTGATCGCTGCTCTGTCGGTGAGTCCTCTTTGGGCGCAGAATGGACAGAACGGTGTCAGTTCCCACGACGATTTACCTCAACGTATTCGCTTCATTTAGCGG